GGTATCGCCGGGGCTGGACCTGCAAGCCCCCCCTAAAAGGTGTAGCCTCGGCGCGCCCCTACAGCAAGCGCTCATCCACCCCATTGCGCAAGTCATAAGGCGACCACAAGATCCGCCCGACGATGCGAACCTCGCATCCGTCTTCTTTCTCAAGCGCAAAAGGCGCATAGGCCGGGTTCAAGGACTTGGCCAGCCAGCCGCCTTCGCGTTCGCGCGCGATGCACTTCACGATCATCTTGCCGCCATGGTTGATGGCGTAGACCGTGCGCGGGTCGATCTCGCGCGGGTCGGTGATGGGGTCTTCAAAGAACAGCATGGGTCCGCCGTTGCGAATCACGGGTTCCATGCTGTCGCCTTGCGCATACACGATCTTCATGCGGTTGATCGGCAGCTTGAACGATTCCAGGAACGAACGGCGCAGCAGGATTTCGCCGATCTCGGTCTCGTGATAGTTCTCGATGCCAAGCCGGCCGGCGGCCAGGCGCACATCCAGTTCGGGGATGGGCATGAATTCCTGGTCATTGGCGGAATAGCCCGCGTGGGGGACGTGGCCGACGTTGGCCGCGGTGCTGATGCGCAGCGCCTGCATGCGTTCAGCCTGATGCGTGGTGACGCCGTCCGGATCCCAGGGCGCTGCCGATACCGGCGCCATGGGAAATTCGTCGGCGACGGCGTCGATATTCAAAAGCGCGCCGCGCTTGGACTGCGGCGACTTGGATTGCGCGGCCGCCGCTTTCGTCTTGACGCCCATCTGGCCCAGCGCCAATAGCAGCGCGCCTTCCAGACGCTTGAGCTGATCGTCGGCCAAGCCTTTGATCAGCGATTGCGGTACCGAAGGGAAGGGCCACGCCACGTCAGTGGCCGGGGCGGCAAGTGGTGCTGCCGCCGAAAGAGAGGCGGCCTTTTTGGCTTCGGCCGCCAAGCGCGGGCTGATTGCAGCCAGCGTGCAGCCAAACCCTTCGGCGTAAGCCATGGCCGCTTCAATCCCAATGGGGCGGCGGCCAGTGATGTGCTGGTAAATCATCGCCTGGCCGCCCTTCACTTGGTGGTCGCGAGCAAAAGCCGCGCGGTTCACGCCTTCAAAGCGTGCGCGCAGCGCGGCGGCTTCCTCTTCGATAGTCCACATTTTCATATAGCAATGCTATGCAAATTAAACTATAGCATGGCTTGCTAATAAGATGTAGCGTAGCTATAGTTTTGGTAATGAACCTACATGACTATTTCGAGTGCGAGGGGGCCATTACCGCTGCGGCGCTGGCTCGACGCGTGGGGGTATCGCCCGCGCTGGTCTACCAGTGGCGCACCGGGCGCCGGCCGGTGCCGGTCAAGCATTGCGCCTTGATTGAGCTGGCCACGCGCGGCTGGGTCACCCGGCGCGACTTGCGTCCCACGGATTGCATTCGAATCTGGCCGGAGCTGGCCGAAGGGCTGAAGGCGCAATGAACTACTACCCCCATCACATTGGCGATTTCAATAGCGCCACGCGGCACCTGACGCGCATCGAACGCAGCGTCTATCGCGATCTGATCGAACTCTATTACGACACCGAAGCCCCCTTGTGCGCGGACGTCGACAAACTCTGCCGCTTGTTGATCGCGCGCTCAGACGAAGAGCGGGCCGCGGTGGTTCAGGTGCTGAGCGAATTCTTCGTGGACACCGAGCAAGGCTGGCGGCATGCGCGTTGCGATGCCGAGATTGCCCGCTACCACGGCAACAAGGAAGCGAAGTCCGCGGCCGGCAAGGCCAGCGCGGCCAAGCGGGCGCGGCAAGCTGGCCGGCAAGTGAAAGCGGTGGAGGAGACGGCAGTGAAGGCGACGGCGGAAGGCGAGGCGGAGCAACAGCCGTTGAACACCCGTGCAACCAACCATGAACCAGAACCAGAACCAGGAACCCGAAACCAGAAAACACGGGAGCCCGCGCCGAGCAAGCGCAATGTGGGCTTTGACGCCACGGCCATTGCATTGCCCGAATGGCTGGACCGGGCTGACTGGATCAGTTGGGCAGCGGACCGCAAAGCCCGCAAGAAGCCAATTACGGAAGAGGGGGCACGGCGGCAGTTGCAACAGCTTGCGGGCTACCAAGCCGAAGGCATCCCCGCAAGCGCGGTCATCGCCCACAGCATCGCCAGCGGCTATCTGGGCCTGTATCCACCGCGAGACATGCCGCGCGCCGCCGCAAGCAGCCGCGCACGGCAACGCGCCGACTGGTCTTCCGAACTACGTAGCGTGTTGGCCGAAGGCCGGGCGCGTGGCGAGATCGACATGGGGGTGATCGATGCAAGTCGCTGAATCTTCTATCAATCTGGGCGCGCTGGTTGTCAATGAAATGCACCTGCTGTACGGCGCGAAGTTCGCGCAGCAATGGGAAGGCCTGACCCCGCGCGAGTTGAAGGATTCCTGGAATCAAAAGTTGTCGGGGCTGACCGAGTCGCAAGTCAGGCGAGGGCTGACGGCGTGCCTGACGCGCGAGTGGCCGCCCACGCTGCCCGAATTTCTGAAGCTGTGCTGCCCGTGGCTGATCCCCGAGCTGGCCTATCACGAAGCCGTGCGCGGCGTGTCGGCGCGGCGGCGCGGCGAGACCGGTGATTGGTCGCACCCGGCGGTGTATTGGGCGGCGGTTGGCGTCAGTACGGTGGATTTGCTCAACAGCAATTACGGCGCCATCAAGGCAAGGTGGGAAAGAACCTTGACCGAAGAGCTAAGCCGAGGTGCGTGGCCCGATATTCCACCACCGCGCGCCGCGCTGCCCGCGCCAGGCCAGACGTTGGCCACGCGCGCGCAAGCCGAGGCTGCGTTGAAAAAAATGGGGGCGGGAAAGCTGCTGGAGCCGCGCAGCCGGTCGCATCGCGAATGGATTGATCGATGGGAGGCACGCATCGCGCTTGGCGGGCACCCGACCAAAGCCATCGCCGAGATGCTGACGCACGCCAGACACACCAACAAGCCGGAGGCTACATGACACGGGGACAGTCAGCGGAACACGCAGCGGAACACCCAAGTGGTCACGCGATCCGCAAACAAACACGAGGCAACAAGACAATGGAAGCAAGGGCAAGCACGCAAGCAGGCTTACCGCGTTGGGTGGAAGACGAAATTCGCAATTGGGCAAGATCGCAATGGGAAGGCGATTGGCCGGGCCCGCGCCGCATAGCGCAAGACGCGCCCGATCTGTGCGCGTTTCCTCCGCTGCCGGGTCACGATGACGACGATGAGCCGCTACGCATTCCGGTGAATCATGAACGCGCGCACCGTGTGCATGCCCTGTATGAAGCGTTGCCGCTTATTGAACGACGCGTGGTGCAGGCCGAAACCACGCGCCGCGCCGACTACGGAGACCTGCCCGCGCATCTGCGCCAGGAAAAAGCCTGCCGCGCCATCGGCGTCACGCTGCCTTACTACAAGGTGGCGCTGGGCAACTTCAAGCAACAGGTCTGGAGGGAATTCAAATGAAGTACGCGCACGAGGTCATTGATCTGCTGGCGGCGTATCCGGGCCGGAAATTCAGAATGGCCGAGATACTGCGGCATGTCAGCCGTGGCATGCCGTTGACGCCGGCTTCGCAAGAGGCCATGCGGCGCGGCGCACGCCGGGTGCTGGACCATTTGCTGGATGCCGGCCATGTGCATCGTTGCGGCGGCAATACAAAATCCGCGACCTATGCGTGGTCGGAATTGGGACACGCACTTCATAAAAACCCTGCGCATTTGGGACCGGATTTGAGACAATAGCCGCGGGGCATTGCGCCCACACGAAATGCAGCCCGCCTACCTTCAACGGTTCGCGGGCTTTTGTTTTTCCCAACCATTTAATCGCCGACATGACGCCCGATAACGCAATCCTTACGCTGGTAAGCGCCGCAGCTGGTGGCGTGCCGGTAGTGCTTTCCGATGACACCGAAGCCGTTCCCTCACCGCCTTATATCGCCATGGCCGTGCGCTGGGTGCAGACCGGGCCTGCTGAGATGGGCCTTGTGGATGATGACGGCAACCAGCCGGTGCACGACCACCGCGATGCCTCCGTCGAACTGCGCAGCGTTGGCGTTGATGCGTATCGCGCGTTGGACAAGATGGGCCTGACCCTGCGCCACCCCGCTTATGAAGAGCAGGCCGAAGCGCTGGGCCTGGCCTTGTTCGAGGCTGGCCGCATACAGCGCGTGGCGCCTGACAGCGCTGGCGCGGCAAGCGAGCGGCTGGGCGTGCTTGAACTGGGCATCCGCTACGCGCAGACCTATACCGATTTTGTCGGCGTCATTGAAACGGTGGCCGGCACGATCACGACCACGGGCGGCGCCACGCCCACCCTTGAAACCTCTTTCTCCGCGAAGACCGATACGGCGCCCTAGCGTCCCGGCCTTCTTAACGCAGTCCCCGCCGCCTTTGGGCGGTTTTTTTTTGGAGCCGCAAATGGCAAAAATCGACCGGATCGTCAATGTGGCGATCTCGCTGAACACCACGGCGATCAAGGAGCAGAATTTTTCTGACCTTCTGATCCTTGGCGCGCACGCGCTGGCCGTCAACCGCATCCTGGCGTTGACCGAGCCGGGTGAACTGTTGGACATGGGCATGGCGCCGACCGACCCGCTTTACATCGCCGTGCGCGATGCGTTCAAGCAGATTCCGACGGTGGCGCGCGTTTTCGTTGGCCGCCGCCAGGTGGATGCGTCACGCGTGACCGTCACGCGCGCCGCCGTGTCCGATTACCTTGTGTCGTTGTCGTGGCGCGATGCGCAAGGCGTGGTGCAGAAGCGTGACGTAGCGACGTCGGGCCTGACCGACAGCACGCCCCAGACCCTTGCCACCGCATTGGCCGCCGCCATCGCCGACACCGACGCGCCGGTAACGGCAGCCGCCACGGGCGCCGACGTCACGGTCACCGCCGCCGAGACCGGGCAAGCCGTCGCCATCGTCGTGAAGGGCAACCTGCAACTGGCCGCGCCGGTCAGCACCGAAACCCCGTCGGCCGCGCTGAACGCCTGCCTGCGCGAGAACGGCGACTGGTACGGCGTGGCCTTGGCCAGCCGTGTCGAAGCCGATGTGCTGGACGCCGCCGAGTGGGTGGAATCGAACGAGCGCCTGTTCGGCGTGTCCAGCGCGCAAGCCGGCATCATCGATGCCGCCGCGTCCAACGACATCGCGTCCCAATGCCAGCAGAAGCAGTTCTTCCGCACCCATGTCTGGTACCACGGCCAGGCTGCCAGTGAAGCGCTGGATGCTGCCGTTGCCGCCAACCGCTTCACCTTCTATCCGGGGGGCGAGACGTGGGCCAACACGCGGCTCTCGGGCGTCAGCTATGACAGCCTGACCGAAGGCCAGGCACTGGCGGCGCATGCCAAGAACGCCAACACCTTCGAGCAAATGCGCAACTTTGCCGTGACGCAGAACGGCAAGGTCGCGGCGGGCGAATGGATCGATGTGATTCGTGGGCGCGACTGGTTGGCCGAGCAAGTGAAGATCAACGTTGCGTCGCAATTGATCAACGCCAACGGCAAGGTGCCGTACACCGACGCCGGCATCCAGGTGCTGGTCAACGGCATCCGCCAGGCGCTGCTGCTGGGCCAGAGCCGGGGCCTGGTTGCGCCCGATGAAATCGATGACGCGGGCCGCAAGATTCCTGGTTTCGTCATCAACGTGCCGCGCGCGGCCAGCGTGTCGACGAACGACAAAGCCAACCGCATCCTGCGCGACCTGAGCTTCAGCGCCCGCCTTGCCGGCGCCATCCATGTTGCCGAAATCAAGGGCAACCTTACCTACCAACAACTGTAATCGGGGCCTATCCATGTCTGTCAAAACCTACGCACCCAACCAGGTCAAGATCGTGATGGGCGCGCTGCCCATCTCGGGTCTTGCCGAAGACACCTTTGTCACCGTCGCTGAAATCGGCGAAGGCATCGCCTCTGTTGTCGGGGTCGACGGCGAGGTGGCGCGCTCGATGTCGCGCGATTCTCGCTTGCGCATCACGCTGACGCTGATGCAGACCAGCGCCAGCAATGCCGCGCTGACCGCGTTGCACCAGGCCGACCGCGCCACCGAGGGCAACGGCGCCGTGCCGGTGTCGGTGACCGACCTGCGCGGCACGTCGCTGCACGCCTCGGATTCGGCGTGGATCGTCAAGATGCCCGACGCCGGCTACGGCGCCAAGGTGGGCAGCCGCGAATGGACGATCGAGACCGGTCCGGCCATCAACGTGATCGGGGGCAATACCTGATGAGCGCCGTCAAGGAAGTGACCATCGGCACCACCATCTTCCGGATCTCCCGCTTCGACCCGTTCCGCCAGTTGAAGCTGCTGGGCGACCTGCAAAAGGAAGTGCTGCCGGCCGCCGGGTCGATGCTGAATTCCGTGTTCAACGTGGCAGGCGCCAGCGAAGGCCACGACGAAAGCGCGATGCTGGACGCGTTCCGGGAACTGTCGGCCAAGCTGGGCGGCGACGCCCTGGGCGGTTGGGCCGAGCGCCTGATCGACCCGGAGCTGGTCAGCTTCGAGCTGGCCGGTCGCGAGCCCCAGAAGCTGACGCCCGCCCATCGCGGCCTGGCCTTTGCCGACTACGCCGAAATCCTGGAGCTGTTGTTCCACATTCTTGAGCACAACTTCGCCGGCCCTTTGGCGCGTTGGGCCGGCCGCTTTGGTCCGGCCCGCGCGAAGCTGGCGAGCCTGTCGGGCGGTTCGACGCAGGCTTCGAAAGAGAGTTGATCATCTGGCGGCCCATCCTGGCCCGCCATGTCAGCCTGGACGCCGCCAAGCGCGGCGACATCGATCTGCTGGACATCCTGAAGCTCAATGCGCTGATGGATGCCCAGCAGGCCGCGCAGGCTGCGGCAGATAACAAGGCGAGGTAATGATGATCTTGGTACGAGAGGTGGTGACGCTGCTGCGCTACCAGGTGGACACAAGCGGCTTGCAGGCTTACCAGCAGGCGTTTGAAGCCATGCTGAAATCCATGGCTGACGCAACCGTGCAGGCCAGCGCCACCATGCGCCGCGCGTTGGCGGGCGTGTTGCCCAGCGTGGTGAGCACGCAGCAGGCGATAAGCGGCTTGGCGACAAGCAGACCGGCGACAAGCGGTCAGCCAACAAGCGGCCAGCCAACCAGCGGTCAGCCAACGCGCCGGCAGTCAACGCGCCGGCAGTCAACAAGTGTGCAGTCGCAAGGCACTGTGGTCCGCCCGCAAGGCGGCATCCCGGCGCCCCGCCAGCACGCGGCCGCGCTGGGCGGCTTGCGCGGCGTCGTTGAACTGACGCTTGGCGCATCGCCGCTCAAGCGCATCCTGAGCGACATCGACGCCTGGGTGCAAATCCAGGAACGCCTGCGGCAAGCAGCGGGGTCGGGCGCGCAAGCGGCCGAGGCCGATCGCGACCTGGCCCGCGTGTCGCGCGCCAGCCGCACGCCGTATGCCGACAACGTCGACACCTATGCTCGGTCCGCGCAGACGCTGCAAGACCACGGGCGTTCCCCGCGTGACGCTGCTGGTATCACCGAGGCCGTGGCCTTGGCCATGCGCTTGTCGCAGACCCCGGCCGAGGACCGGGGCGGTGTCGTGGCGGCGCTGTTGAAGATGGTGGAACAGGGCAGGCTGGGCCTTGAGGAATACAACGCGCTGCCTCGGCGCATGCAGGATGCGTTGGCTGCCGGCCTGAATGTGGACCGCGGCCAGTTGCGCCAGCAGGTGCAAGGCGGCCAGGTCACCGCCGACCGCGCCTTGCCCGCGCTGCAATCGCAGTTACCCGCCATGCGCGCGGAAGCCGAGGCGGCGCCCGCGTCCATCACGGCAGCGATGACGGTGTTCAACGACGCCTTGCAGCGCTATGTCGGCCAGGCCTTGCCGGCAGGCCGCAGCGTGCTGAACGGGGTGACGGCGTCGATCCTGTTCATGGCCGACAACATTGACGCGGTCGTCAAACTGCTGGCACTGACGGGCGCCAGCATCGGGCTGGTCTCGCTGGGCAACTGGCTGCGGCGCGCCAGCGTGCTGGCCTATGGCCTGTGGCAGATCCTGTCCCCGGTTGGCGGATTCTTGTTGAACCTGGCAAGAGTCGTCGTGCCGATGCTGTGGAACGCGTTTGCCATGACGCCGATCGGCCGGATCATTTCGTTGATCGGCATGCTGGCGGTTGCGCTGTGGCAGGTCTGGGAAAACTGGGATGTGATCAAGGCGTACATCTCGGCATCCTGGGATGCGCTGATGGCGATGGCCCTCGATTCCTTCCTTGGGCCGGTCATTGAATATATCCAGGCTATCTGGCAGTTCTGGACCGAGCTTGTCAACGGCGTCGTGGCCGTCTTCAAGGGCGACTGGGACGGCGCCATCGCGCATTGGGCGGGGGCGTTCAACGGCTTGTGGACGTTCTTCTCGAACATGGGCGGGCGGATGATGGCCACGATCAAACAGATCGGCGGCGCCATCCAGACCTGGGTGCTGGACAAGCTCAAGGTGGCCAAGGACTGGTTCCTGAGCTTGTTGCCAGACGTGTTTAAGTCCGAATCCGAGGCACCGGCGTCGGTGATGGACGCTTTGCCGCCGGGAGGGCAGCAGGGCATGCCACATGGTATGCGGTCGGGCGCATTGTCGAACGACCAAGCTGCATGGTGGGCCGTGGCAAGCGGCGTTTCGCTTCCGCTCGTGCCTCCGGCCAATGTGGTCGGCCCCAAGGCGCTGCTCGGGCGCGCGCCATCCAACTACCAAAGCCTCAACAATATCGTCGTCAACGTGCCGGCTGGCGATCCTCATGTTGTGAGCAAGGCGGTGGCCGATGGCGTGAGTCAGGGCCACCAACGCAGTTATCAGAGCCTGTCGCAGACGTATGACGTGACGCCCGGCGTCGAGAGCCCCCCATAGGAGTGGCAATGAACTTTGTTTCCATGATCTTCGGATGGCACGGTGGCAGCAGCATCGGGACGCTGCCCTTGGACGCGCTGGTCAACGAAAAGACCACGCTAACCAGCCGCGCGACGTCGTTTGCCGTGGAAGACGGCCCGCCCGTGACGGACCATGTGGTGGCGGACTCCGAGCAGCTGACGCTTGATGGCTGGGTGACGGCGGCTGACATCAGCTTGCTGGGCGGTCTGCGGGGCGCGGCCTTGGGCGCCGGTCGGTCAAAGTTGATCGGCGCCAAGGACGCATTGCGCAAGATCCACGCGGACCGCCTGCCCATCACCATCACGACCGGGCTGGATGTTTACGCCGACTTCGTGATGGAAAGCTGCTCCATCGGGCGTAGCAACGGCGCCGGCGACCGCTTCGAACTATCCGCCAGCTTCAAGCGCATCCGCAAGGTGACCTTGCGGCAGGCAGATATCCCTCCGGAAAAAACCTCGGGCAGCGCAACGGGCAAGGCCGGCACCACCAAGGCCAACGCGGGTAAGCAGAACGGCGTGCCCGCCAGCCAGAAGCAGCACGATGTTTTCAACGCGAAAGGAATCCTCAACACATGATCCAGATACTCGTTCCCGACGCCAACGACAGCATTACCGAAATGGAGCTGGACGGCATGACTTATTTTTTGCGCCTGTCCTGGAACAACGAGGCGCAGCAATGGGTGCTGTCCATCGAGAACGCCTACAACGAACTGATCGTGGCGGGCATTGTTGTGGTGCCGGACACCCGCTTGTTGACGGGATGCCGGCATCTGGCCGTGCCCGCCGGTGAACTGGTGGCCTTGGCGCCCGACCGCCGCGACACCATCAGCCGTGCGGCGCTGCCGTCCAGCGAGGTGGCGCTGTTCTACGTCAACGCCGACGAGGTGGCCAATGGCCAGGTTTGACCGCGTTTACCGGCTGCTTGTCGGCAAGCCCGGCGGGCAAGGCCTGGAGATCGTCCCGCCCATCCGCATGACGTTCGACATTGCCAAGACTGCCGCCGAAGAGTCCAACGACGCCAAGATCACCGTGTACAACCTGGCCGCGCAAACCCGCCGCACGCTGGAAGAACCCGGCCTGCGCTGCGTGCTGTACGCGGGCTATGCGCAAGAGGGCGGCCCCTTGCTGATGGCGTCCGGCAGCATCGTGTATGCGTATACCCGCTATGACCAGCCGAACGTGGTGACGGAATTGACGGTCAAGGACGGCTATGTCGAAGTCCGCGACACGGCGATTTCAATCGGCCTGGGGCCTGGCGCGCGCGCCAGCGACATCATCCGCGACATTGCGCGGCAGATGGGTCTGCCGCTGATCATGGCCGACGATGCGCCCGACCGTCGGTGGGAGCAGGGCTTTTCCTTCTACGGCGCGGCACGCACGGCGCTGCACAAGGTCACGCAGGGCACCGGGCTGGAATGGTCGATCCAGAACCAGCAGTTGCAGGTGGTGCAGCGGCTGGGCACCACGCGGCGCCAAGCCGTTGTGCTGGCCGTGGATACCGGCTTGCTGGGTCAACCCGAACGCACCCGGGCGGCAGCCAGCGATAAGGCGAAATCGAAGGCAAAGGCGCCGGGGCAGGCGGGTGCCGCGGCGCCTGCCGGCACGGCCAAGCCCGCCAGTGGCCAGCAGCAGCGCGACGGCTGGAAGGTCAAGTCGCTGTTGCTGCCGACCATCAGCCCGGGTGATCTGGTCAAGCTGGAAAGCCGTTCGGTAGAAGCGTTTCAACGCGTGGAAACCGTGCGCCATACAGGCGATAGCGAAGGCGGTGACTGGCAAACGGAATTGACGCTGGTAGATCCTCATCCGCCCGCCACAAAGAAGGAGCAGTCATGAGCAATGCGGTAACCCTTATCCGCCGGCTTATCGCCACGGAACTGGCGGACGTCTACACGGCGCTGCCGGGCGAAGTCGTCACCTATGACGGCACCTTCGTCACGGCCCGCCCCGCGCTGGCCAAAAGATTGGCCAACGGCGACGTCTTGCCGCCGCCGCAGGTGGTGCGCGTGCCGGTGTGTTGGCCGGTGGGCGATGTGAACGGCGCGCAGGCGCTGATCTCGGTGCCGCTGGCGCCGGGTGACGCGATCAAACTGTCGTTCTCGGCCCGCGCGCTGGAGAACTGGCTGGCGGGCGACAACGGCCCACCGGATGACCCGCGCCAGTTTGATTTGTCGGACGCGTTTGCCTCGCCGCTGCTGCGGCCGGGCACGATGGCGGCCGATACGCAGAATGTCAGCATCCAGTACGGGCCGGGTACGTTGAAGCTATCCCCAGCGGGCGACCTGACGTTTCAAGTCAAGACCTGGACGGTGCAAGCGGAACAAGCCACCTTCAACACCCCGGTCACGATCAACGGGCCGCTGACCTATACGCAAGGCATGTCGGGCGAGGGCGGCCAGGGCGGCGCGTCGATGCGCATCCGTGGCGGCGTGGCCTATGAAGGCGGCGCGGTCACGCACAACGGCAAGAGCATCGGCGACGCGCATCGCCACGCCTACGCGGGCGGCACGACCGAGGGGCCAATCTGATGACCCTGGACCTTGCCTTGTCCGCCGACCACGATCTGGACCTGGACCTGCTTGGCCGCGCGTCGTTCGTGGATGGCGCCGAGCGTATCGCGCAGCAGATCAACACCACCTTGCTCGCCTTCATGGGCGAGTGGTTTCTGGACACCAGCTTCGGTGTTCCGTACTTCGAGGACGTGCTGGTGAAGTCGCCCGACCGCGCCAGCATCGAAGCCATCTTCCGCGCCCGAATCCGCGCGGTGCCGGGCGTGACGCAGGTGCAGGCAATGCAGTTGCAGGTGGAGCGCCAGCTGCGCGTGCTGCGGGTCACGTACCAAGCCGACACCGCCTACGGGCGGCTGGACCGCGTGGTGCTGCTGGGGGCGTCTTCGGGCGCGTCGTCACGCCGCTCATCAAGTACGTCTTAGCCCCTTCCTTTCCCTTATTTTTGTTGAGGTACCTATGGCCTACGGTGTCACACCGGACGGGTTCGTACGCCCGCGCCTGCCCGAAATCCGCCAGGAGATCGTGGCGGACCTGCGCGCGCGCATGCAATCCGCCGGATTCAATGGCGCGGTGGAAACCCGCCCCGACAGTATTACCGGCCTGCTGATCGACACCTTCGCGGAACGCGAAGCCACGTTGTGGGAGCAGGCCGAAGGCGTGTACTACGCGATGTACCCGGGGTCGGCGACGGGCGTGTCGCTGGACCGGTCGGTGTCGTTCACCGGCGTATCGCGCTACCGCGACGAACCCTCGCGAGCCTATGTGGTGCTGTATGGCACGCCGGGCACGACGGTGCCGGCGGGCGCGCAAGTGCGGCATCGCGTCAGCCAGAATGTGTGGGCGCTGGACAGCGCCACGCGGATCTTGCCCGGCGCGGCGGCGGATGTGACGTTGCAGCCCACCATTGCCCCGCAGACCGCGTACACGGTATCGATCGATGGCGTGGACCATTCCTACACCAGCGGCGCCACCGCGAATCTGCCCCAGGTGCTGGCGGGATTGGTGGCGGCGCTGGCCGCCAGCGGCCTGGAGGTCTCGAGCGATGGCGTCGCCGTGCGGATCCATTCCGACGGCCGCCAGCCCGTGGCATTTGCGTGGTCGGCCAGCTTGTCCTTGATCCGTCTGGGGGCGCCCGCCTTGGTGACCACGATCGGCGCGTCCGCCGAAGGCGCCGCCGTGGGGGACCTGAACGGAATCATTACGCAGGTCGACGGATGGGAGGCGGTCAACAACCTGCAAGACGGCGTGGCGGGCCGCCTGGCGGAAACCGCCGCCGAGTTGCGCGCCCGCTATCCGACCGGCCTGTTCCGGCTGGGCGCGGCCACGCTACCCAGCATTGCCCCCAACGTGCGCGACCGCGTGGCCGGCGTGCGTACCGTCAAAGTCTTCACGAACAGCACGGACACGCCGGATGCGCTGGGCCGGCAGCCGCACAGCGTGCATGTGGTGGCCGACGGCGGCCTGGACGACGAAGTGGCCGACGCCATTTTCCGTGTGGTGGCGGCCGGCATCGACACCCACGGCCAGCGCCGGGTGGTGGTCAAGGACGCGGACGGCGCGGACCAGGTGATCCGTTTCGACCGGCCCGAACGCGTCTATCTGTGGCTGCGCTGCGCCACCACCTTGTTGCCGCCGTCGGAACAAGCGTTTCCGCCCGATGGCTTTCAGCGTATTGCCGACAGCCTGGTCCAGGTAGGCGAAGGCTTCAGCATTGGCGAGGACGTTGTCCTGCAACGGTTGTACGGCGCAATTTTTCGCACGCCGGGGCTGGCGTCGGTGGATTTGACGCTGGCTTACTCGACCGATCCCGCCTTCAGGCCGACGCCCGCCGACTATCTCGCGGCAAACGTCACGATCCAGGACTTTCAGGTGGCGGCGTTTGATCTGTCGCGCATCGAGGTGGCGTGATGGATCTGAACCAAGATCATGCACAGGTGGCCTGGGGCCATTGGCTGGGGCAGTTTCAAACCAAGCGGCGGCTGGAAGCGTTGGTCAAGGCGCTGCTCAAACCCGCCCAGGGGCTGCAAGGCGCGTTGCGCGCGCTGTACGAAGACCGTTGGCTGGATACGGCGGTGGGCAGGCAGCTGGATGGCATTGGCGAGATCGTGGGCTTGCCGCGCGTCATCGATGAAGCGATCTACATCCGATTCTTCGGTTTCGACGGGCAGCCGAATGTGGGCAGCTTTGGCGTAGCGCGGTTTCGCCGCGCCAACGAGCGCGCGTTGGCCGGGTCCACCACCTTGCTGGATGCCGAGTACCGCAAGTTGCTGTACTGGAAGATCGCCTTGAACAACGGCCACGGCACCACGCCGGAGATCGCCAGTTCGCTCAAGCCGATCTTCGATGTGACGCGGGTCGTGGTGCAGAACGCTGGCAACGCAAAGATCCGCATCTGGGTCAGCCGCATACCCGGCCCCAACGACCCACTCATGGCCAACCCCTACAAGTGGGTGCCCCAAGCCGCCGGCATCGGCGTGCAACTCATCACCGGCTCGACCGAAAAGCCCTTCGGCTTTCGCGAGCAAGGTTTCTTTGGCTTTGGCGTCGGCGTGCTGGCGCGAGGGATTTACTGATGGCAGACCCTACTTTTTTCGACCTCTTCAAATCAACCTGGGCACAGAACGGCCTGACCGAAGGCATTACCGACCTGCAATACAAGGCGGGTTGGGCATTCATCGGATCCGTGCCGCCTTCGGTGGAGCAATTCAACAAGGTGCAGCAGACCACCGACGAACGCCTGGCCTGGCTGTACAAGCAGTTGGACGGCCTGGCGGCGGTCACGGGCCGACCGCTGGCGGCCACGGGCTTTGACGCGCTGAGCTATGCGCTGCAAAACCTGGACGCCGGCAATCTGAAGACCGGTACCTTGCCCGTGGCGCGGGGCGGCACGGGCTTGGGGTCCGTCGCGGCAGGTTCGTATGTGACGGGTGCGGGCTCGGGCGCGCTGGCATCGCGCACGCCGGCTCAGGTGCTGGAAGACATTCAGGCGCTGCCGAAGGCGGGGGGAAATGTCAGTGGGCCGATCGTCTTGGGAGCTGGCGCGGCTCTTGGTAGCCAGTACGGATCCAATTCGACATCGGGTCAAACGGCGCATGTCGTGCTGCCGGCCGGCGGCGGATTTTCGACACACGCCGCCACGGTCACCGGTGCAATGAAGATCACCTTGCCGGCAGCGGCGGTCGATGCAAACACGATGGTCCGTCTTCGGGTCGAGATCTTCGAGTCGCTGGCTGATGGACCGCCTGTGACGATCCTGATCCATGGCTACGCTCAGACCAGCAAGGTATGGGGTCGGCAGGGCGCGACGATACTTGCCGGCGGTGTCGGATCAGACATGCCCGTGCGGTTTGGGTCTGACTCGAACGGCGCCCTGTGTATCTGGCTGGGCGAGTTGAACAGGGCTTGGTCGTACCCGTCCGTGACCGTGTCGGAGGTGATGGCGAAGGGCAACGCCACCGAGGCATCCGTTGCGGGCTGGGCAAGCGGCTGGAAGGTGGAACCGGTCACCGCGTTTGAGACGGTTTCCCAAGTCGCTGCGCTCAGCAACCTGGCTTTCGCTCGTTCGGATATCCCGCGAGTGACCGGCCTGCAGGCGGCGCTGGATGCGCGCATACCCGCCGTGTCCCTGAGCAACTTGCCAACGACCAACGTCGGGCCGGTCCTGGTTGCTGAAGTCGCGGAAGTCTGGGTCTGGGTCTCCACCAGCTTCTATACCGGCTATCGGTCGCCCCTTTGCGGCCGCCCTCTGGACGGCCACACCGTCACGCCACTTGCGAGCGAAGTAGACGCGGTAGGCGGAATTCTGCAGAAGTCCGCTTATGCAGCCCTATGGGGATACGCGCAGGAAAATGGCCTTGTGCTGACGCAGGCCAATTGGGAAGCGCGCCGTGGCGGCCATTACTTCGTCAACCTCGACGCCGACACGTTCCGCGTTCCAGACCTGCGCAATATGTTCCGCCGGTTTACCGGAACTGACGCTGACACTGCAAATGCG